AATCAGTCTTGTTCACAATCCAGCAATAGAACGTGGGTGGGTGGCACTAAACAAAGACGGTTTTATTTCAATGGCTAAAATAGACGAAGAAAAAAAGACGCTTGTCGGTGTTGCACTAATACCAGAAAAAGAGATTCCACGTTATTCAGAAGAAGACGGAGAGTATCTTGTTTTCTTTTCAAAAGAAACTATTGAAAAAGCTCAAGAACTTTTTATGAATGGTCTTAAAAATAACAAAGCAACTGTTGAACACCAAAGAGATGTTGACGGTGTTTCTGTGATTGAAACTTGGATAAAAGAAGACAAAAACGACAAAAGCAATTTATACGGATTCAATGATGTGCCAATTGGAAGTTGGTTTGTAAAAATGAAAGTTTATAATGATGAAGTGTGGCAACAAGTGAAATCGGGAAAGCTTCGTGGTTTCAGTATAGAAGGGTTCTTCGTTGACAAGGTTATTGAAATGCAGAAAGAAGACATCTTGGATTTAGCAGAAGAATGTATTGAGTGCGAACAAAAAGAGGTCTTAGAAGAAATAAAAAATGTATTAATGGAAGCGGAATTAAGACCAGACAAAACACTTGATGGAACGCCAGTTTATAAAGATATTGAAAAAGCTGAATTGTATGGTGAACTCTTTTTTGATTGTGAAGGAAGTCACCCTCACGACATTGACGGTGAAACATTCTTTATGAGTTGCAAATCACATCAAGAACTAATGAAGAAAAGAAAAAGAAAGATAAAATCTAAAAAAGCTAAATACACAAGCTCTAACGAGTTGGCTTCTTATAACTGGGACGAGTGCATAAGAGACCAAATGAAGCAATATGGCAACAAGGAAACGGCTGAAAAAGTGTGTGCGTCAATAAAAAACAAAACAGTAAAACGATAAATTATCAATTTGAAAGGGAACAAAAATCATTAATTAATATATATAAAAAAAAACAACTATGGGTTCTATTAAAAAAATCAAAGAGTTACTCAAACTCACAAAGAAAAAGACATACAAAATCAATATGTATGCCGAAGCAATTTTAGATGACGCAAGAGTTATTGCAACAGATTCAGAAAGTTTTGATATTGGGGCGGAAGTTTACGTCATTAACGATTCTGGCGAGGTTGAATCTCTCGGAGAGGGAATCTACACACTTGAGGATTCTACGAAAATAAGAATAGACGCTGAAAGTAAAGTGGCTGGATTTGGTGAAGAAGAAGTTGTTGAAGAAGAAGTTGTTGTTGAAGAAGAACTTGCGGTTGATGACGGCAAAGAAGCGGACGTTGACGACTGGGCTGGAATGGAAAAAAGGATTCAAAATTTAGAAGACGCAATTGCAGACATCAAAAAAAGAATTGGTGAAGGTGATGACGTTGAAATGTCAGAAGAAAAAACAGAGCTTTCGGCTGACGTTATGGGCGAAGTAATCACACGCCTAAATTCAATAGAAGAAAAATTTGGTAGCTTAGAAAATGAGCCATCAAGTGAAGGCGTAAATGTTTCGCCAAGTGTAAACAACAAAGAAGTTAATTTGTCAAAACTGTCTGTTAAAGAGAGGGTTGCTTATTATATAAACAAAAACTAAATTACTTAAAAATGAAAAATAATTTATCTAAGAAGTATGACTTAGCTCAATCAGTCACTTCAAATTATGCTGGTGAAGAAGCTCAAGGCTATATCTCGGCAAGTTTATTGAGCAATCCGACTATCGCAAACAATGAAATAACTTTATTAAATAATGTAGAGTTCAAAGCTAATCTAAGAAAAATTACAGTTGCGGGAACGGCTGGAAACTTAATGGCTGACCAAACTTGTGCTTTCACTGATAGCGGAACTGTAACTTACGCAGAAAGAGTTCTTGAGCCTAAGAAATTAGATGTAAACACTCAAGTATGTAAAGCGGACTTTTTGAAGTCTTGGGAGGGTGCAAATATGACGGCTGGTTTAAACGGAACGTTGCCAGTTTCATTCACTGACTATCTAATCGGACAAACTGCGGAAAGAGTATCGCAAGAAATTCAACAATCTATTTGGGACGGTAACGGTTCAAATGACGGTCAATTTGATGGCTTTAAACTATTATTAACGGCTGACGGCGACGTTAATGACGTGACTGGAACAACTCTAAACGCTGGAAACATTGTTGCTGAGCTTGGCAAGGTTGTTGCTGGTATTCCTTCTGCGGTATATGGGAAAGACGATTTAAAAATCTGGATTCCAACAACTGCACTACAATTCTACATTGAAGCACAAGCAACACTTGGTTTTATAAATAGATTCAATATGGGGACTGAGTTTCCAATGTCATTCAATGGAATCCAAATTTGTCACGCTTCTGGTCTTGCAAACGACACAATGGTTGCTGGAAGAACTTCAAATATGTTCTTTGGAACTGACGGTTCAACAAGTGAAGTGAGAGTTCTTGATATGGCTGAGCTTGATGGTTCTGACCACGTTAGAATGATTATGAGATTCAATGCTGGTGTTAACTACGCATTTGGTTCTGATATGGTTCTTTACGCATAATACTTTAAAAGGGTGGTTGAAATATACCACCCCTTTTTTTAACTTTTAATACCATTAAAATATGGCTAATAATTTATATAACTTTTCTTGTGATGTTGGTTCTGGAAGAAAAATTGCTTGTAATGATTCTTTGGGCGGTGTTCAAAAGATTTACATTATGGTTTACAATGATGACATTGTTGGCAAGTTTACTTTGGGTGCAGAAGTTGACGGATTAAATAATGAAATCACAGATTGTTCAGAAGCTTTCACGGTTTACAAGTTTGACTTAAATCCAAACGTCACTTCGTTCACTTCTAACATTACGGCAAACCCAGACAACGGCTCTGTGTTTTACGACCAAGTTTTAGAAGTTGCATTGAATAAAATCCAAAGACAAGACATTCAGTATCTTGACCAAGTAATCAAAGGGCGTTGCCAAGTGTGGGTTTTAGACGCTAACGAAAACGTGTTTTTCTTAGGTGCAAAATTCGGTTGCACTGTCACTGGTGGTTCAATGACTACGGGCTTAGCTAAAGCCGACCGAAATGGCTTTAACTTAACATTCACGGCTCAAGAGCCAGAGAACTACATTATGGTTTCGGCTGGTAAAGGAACTGCGGATTATCCGTTTGACACCATCACTGGTGCAACTGTGACAATTAATGCGGGTGCTTACCCAGCATAAGAACAAATTGTTTTCTATTTCTGTTTTGAAAAAGGGCGACTTTATTGGTTGCCTTTTTTTTTGTAAACAAAAAGCGAATTTTTATATTTATAAAAAAAGAATACTATGATAATCGTAAAAAAAGAATACTTAATTGAAAAAGTAGGTCGATATAATAAGGTTCTTGGAGAGATGAATCAAACACAACTTGAAAGCATTTTAAAAAACATTGTTGGAAGCGATAAATACTTTGAACCAAAAAAGAAAAAGAAAAAAGATGACGTGGAAGGTTAGAGACAAATACGACAATAAAAATTGTTTGTTGCCAGACTTGAATAATTTGTCTTCTGATGAATTAGAAAAGGCAAAAAAAATGATTCCAGAATTTATAGAAAAATACTTTGTTGAAATATGATACAAGCACCAAGACTTTCTTTTTCTCTTTACAACGTCTATTTTCGTTTGGATTTGTTTGACGTAATGACGGACACTTCTTGGCGACCTTTGATGAGTGTAACAAGTCAACAAACAAATAGAACAAAAAACTTTGTTGTGTCTAATGCAAATTTGTCCAATAAAGAAAGATATATTGAAATGTATTTTATAAACAATTATGTAGACACAGAAGTTTTGACATTGGGGCTTGTATATTTAGGGACAAAAGAGTTTCCGTATGGTCTTTATGATGTTACTCTTTATCAAAACAATAACAACGCAAACACTGACCCAGCAAACGCAATAAAGGTTATTTACAAAGGTTTAATGAATCTTCAAGCAAGTGGCAACCCATCTGTCACATACAACAAATATGAAAGCACACAACAACAAAATGTTTATATCACAAATACTTATATATAATGGCTAAGAAAAAGAACAATCACAATATGAGTGTTGTGGACTTGTCACATTACAATATCCCACACATAATTGAAAACGATAGCAAAGATTGGATTTCTTTTGGTGTTGACAATCTATATCCACAATACTTGATTGAGCTTTTCACTGGTTCTGGAATCAACAGTGCTATCATTAAAGGTGTTTCATCAATGATTGCTGGAGAC